ATGCTCATAGGATTTGTTTTATTGGTTAGCACCTGCGGGATGGATGCTTGCGAGGCTCTGCCTGTCACTGATGATATCTACACAACACGCCATGAGTGTATGGCCGTCGCTCTGCGTCTGCATGAAAGAAGGCCAGACGTTGTCTTGATCTGTGGTGAAGTATACCGGCACTCTGGCAACGATGAGTCTCATTGATGTTTACCTTGGGCCTAAAGTTAATGGGTTTTAGTTCTAAAACTCTTCAATACGTCCTTATTAGATACATAACCTAAGCCCCCCGCTGATTAGATGAATAGTCTAGGTTATATATTATCAATGGCACTCATTAATGTGATCAGGAGACCTATCGGCGATGATATGCTGATAATACGGCCATTAGGGTGCTGTAGCATCGCACACCCAAATAACAATTACAGTGGCTACTTTAACGTTTAGGCTCGCGTTAATACGAGCATGTACAAAAACAATAGTAGCCATATTAAAACCGCGTTTGGATTGATAAGTATTTTGAGTGAGCAACAAGCGGCACCTATTTACACGGGTACTCTCTTTAGTCAAACGGTTTAAATTTCCGTCAATAACACCTGTAACTTGTTATTTTAACGGAAAAAAAGTTCATCCTAAAGTAATGCTGGCTAATTGCTTGGTTGAACAACTCTGGACTATAGTCGTAGCAAAATCCAATGCTGGAACCCCTGTTGATTATTATTAACTTGGTGACAACATTGCTCATACGACCCATCGCCACAGTACAAGGAAGCACTTATGACAATTGCGGAAAGTCTAAAATTAGAAGGTCTTAAGGAGGGTTTTATGGAAGGTTTTATTGAAAGCTACAAGAAAAACCAGCAGGAACAAATTTTGAAAATTGCTCACTCTTTACTGGCTGAAGGTGTTGATCGCACTCTGGTAAAGGAAGTGACAGGTCTGCGTGATGAAGATCTGACGCAATAAAATGATTAGCTCACTGGTTAATCCCACTATTTTCTCGGGCGATTCGGCGTTTCATACCACTTACCATCACGTTGTACTCGATGTAATCCAGAATTTCCCGCTTATCCAGCACGGCGGTGGGTTTGCCAAAAGTGAACGCCTCAACTGGCGTCGTTTTCATTTTCAATAGCTTAATCTTGCGGCCTCGGCGTTGGTTCATGCATTAAACGCCAAAACATTGGGGTTGTGACCACCATTAATGGCGGTAAGGGTTCATTTAACAGGGCGTGCATAATCGCCAACACCGCACCGGCTTTATTCATAAGGTTGATGTGATTAGCGATGTGCTGAGTGATATCCGTATCGACCTGCAACTGACTGAGCGAGTGATTGTGAAAGAGGTTGATGGTGCATTCCATGTTAACCATGCGCTGGAGCCGACTTGGCCGGGAGCAGCAACACGGCCAACAGCAATTTACTTTAACGGCGAAGTGATCCCATGAATGAGCTGAAACCCTTTGATGATGCACTGGCCGGACTAATTACCAGTCTCACGCCCAAAGCCCGTAAAGCGCTGGCGGTCACTATTGCCAAGCGGCTACGCACCAGTCAACAGCAGCGGATTAAACGCCAGCAAGCGCCCGACGGCACCCCGTATGCTGCGCGTAAATCTCAACCGCTGCGTAAACCCAAAGGCCGAATTAAGCGGGAAATGTTCGCCAAGTTACGCACCGCGCGCTATATGAAAGCTAGCAACAGCCCCGATGAGGCGGTGGTCGAGTTTGCCGGACGCGTGGAACGCATGGCGCGGGTGCATCATTTTGGTCTTAGAGATCGGCCATCGGTGCATAGTAAGGATGTGCAGTATGATGAAAGGCCGTTGTTGGGGTTTAGTCAGCAAGACATCGTGATTGTCGAAAATGCCGTGATGGAAAGCCTGTCAAAATAACGTTCTTTACATCTCAAAACATACTATTCGTGTTTATCACTCTGTTCTAAATAGGATGTATATAAGATAAAATCACTTTTTCATAGCTAAGATTCTCAGGCTAATTAAGGTGCTGATATAATGGATAAAAACAAATTAATTGACGATATTACTAAACTTCAAGAGCGCTTAGCTATTGAAGTTAGGAATGCGTACAATCAAAAAGGAACCGAGTTTGGTAGGCAACGTTTTGATGCATTCAAACGGGTTGTCGTAGATTACGTAAATAAAAACATTCCTTCTGAAATATCAAGATTAAATGAATCATTTATATCTTTCTCTTACTTATATAATAAGTATTCATCTGATGGTGATAATTTTTGGAGAAATTACGGCGAGAGTATATATGCATATTTAGACTCGCTAATAATCGACATTGAAAACGGAGAAATACATTTGCGCGAGAGGGTAGATAAAAGCTCAAAAGAAAGCACAAAAAGCAAAAAAATTGCAGTGGTGGAAAGAACAAAAGTCTTCATTGTTCATGGGCATGATGGTGAAGCTAAGTCTAGAACAGCGAGATTTATTGAAAAGCTCGGTTTTGAAGCAATAATTCTTCACGAACAGCTTAGTAGAGGTAAAACTATAATAGAAAAAATAGAACACTATTCGAATGTGGGTTTTGCGATTGTTCTATATACCCCTGATGACTTAGGAAATGATGTCAAATCGGCCAGCAATGGAAATTTAAACAATCGCGCAAGGCAAAATGTTATTTTTGAGCATGGCTATCTTATCGCAAAGATTGGTCGGGAAAATGTCATTCCTCTAATTCAAGATAATATTGAAATACCTAATGATATTAGTGGAATCGTCTATATGACAGATGCTAATTGGCAATTAGACATAGCTAGAGAAATGAAATCATCTGGTTATGAGATAGATTTCAACAAAATATTAGGTGGGTGATTCTCTATTTATATAGTTATCTATAATGCTTCTGTTGTCCTGTCGATGAACAAACCCGCATAAATTGCCGCCTGACCCGTTGGGCGGCATCCTTTCTGCATGAACACACAAACCCAAATCACTGAAATTCAGCGCCTGCTGCGCAACCTTATCCGCATTGGTACGGTGGCCGAGGTCGATCTCGACAATGCCCTGTGCCGTGTGGCGACAGGAGACAATACCACCGGCTGGTTAAACTGGCTGACGCTGCGCGCCAGCCAATCACGATCATGGTGGGCACCGTCCGAGGGTGAGCAGGTGTTGATATTGTCCCTCGGTGGCGAACTCGACACTGGCTTTGTGCTGCCGGGCATTTTCTCTGATGACTTCCCGCCGTCGGCCTCGGCCAATGGCCTGTATATCGCCTTTCCTGACGGTGCCACGCTGCACTATGAACCTGATAGCGGCGAGTTGCTGGCTGATGGCATCAAAACAGCGGTTATCACTGCCAGTGAATCGGTGAATATTACCGCCCCCAATATCACCTGTACCGCCTCGGTCAAAATCCTTTTAGACACCCCAGAAGTGGAGTGCACCCACAACCTGACCACTGCCACAATGAATGTGATCCAAGGCGGCAAGATGAGCGGCAACATTGAACATTCCGGCGGTCAGTTCTCATCTAATGGCATTGTTATTGATAAGCATGACCACGGCGGTGTTAAGCGCGGTGGGGATGACACGGAGGGGATAAAATGAGAATTCAGCAAATGTACATTTGCCCTCACCGAGAACTCAGTAACAAAAATCTGAAAATACTCCTTACTATTCAATTCGCTATGAAGGCCATGCTATTCTCCGCCGATGAAAACGACCTCTACCCCTCACGATGCTTTATTTAAGAATTTTATGACCCAGCCCGCTACGGCGTGTGACCTGCTGGAGTTTCACTTGCCACCTGAATTACGGCAACTTTGTGACCTGAGCACCCTTCGGCTGGAATCCGGCAGTTTCATTGAAAACAACCTGCGCGCTTGCTACTCGGATGTGCTCTACTCGCTAAAAACGACAGCGGGAGAGGGTTATGTTTACGCCCTCATTGAACATCAAAGTTCTCCCGATAGGTATATGGCTTTTCGCCTGATGCGCTACGCCATTGCCGCCATGCAGAGCCATCTGGAGGCTGGACACGATACACTGCCGCTGGTGATCACCATCCTCTTCTACCACGGAATGGTCACACCGTACCCGCACCCGATGAGCTGGCTGCATGCCTTTAACCAGCCAGACCTCGCCGGGCAGTTGTACAGCGGTGATTTCCCTCTGGTTGATGTAACAGTGATCCCCGATGACGAAATCATGACCCACAAGCGCATTGCCCTGCTGGAATTGTTGCAAAAACATATTCGCCAGCGTGATTCGTCTGAATTATTGGATCAACTGGTCATGGTGGTAGCGAGCGGTTACACTACAGAGGATCAACTAAAAGCTGCGATAAATTACATCATACAGGTTGGCGAAACGACCGAGCTAGAAGCGTTCATCCGCAACCTAGCCCAGCGCTTACCGCAGCATGAGGAGTCACTGATGACGATTGCACAAAAACTGGAACAAAAAGGCGAAGCCAGAGGTATTGCGAAAGGTCGGGTAGAAGGTCGGGTGGAAGTGGCCAGTACTATGCTTGCCAATGGCCTTGACTGCGCCACGGTAATGAAAATGACCGGTCTGAGCGAAGAAGAACTGGCTCAAATTTGCCATTGATAAACCCGCTAACCCCCTAATTTTAACAGGCGATGTAACGTTAAACATCGCCTGTTTAGCGCTTATCTGCCACTAACGTCCTTCTGATGTCTTATTACACCGCCTCTCTTGTTTCACCTCAATAACCCACTATTTTTCCACAAAAAAATGTTTGTCCTAAAATGATACTGGTCAATTGCACAGTAAATTGTGATTGGGCTATAGTCACGCCGCAGCGGCAAAATCCGCTGTCGGGTTTGGAACCCCGGAATTCATTGAAACGCACAACCGTAGATTCGGCTATTATGTGCGGGCACAGTAACACCTGTAATAAATAAGCAATGGTGAGCTGGGCGGGGGCATCGCAAGATGCGCCGGGTTCTTCGATGACCGGTAGTTCCAACCTCGCTCAGTTCACCACCCATAAAGAGATTGGAACCTCAAGGTGGTGATTATCCCCCCATCGAAGAGGTTGTCATCATGCATCAGACGACTAAATACCTATCATCGCCCAGCCACTATGGGTTTACGCTCTATCAACTAGCCCCTTTTTTTGCATCTCTCCAGTTGGAGGTGCGCCATGCAAACTGATACTCATATCGTTGATCGCCGCATGGACGAGATAATCGTTAATCTCGATTTTTCTGATATGGGCGAAGATGATTGCCTACAATTGGCCGCTCATTGTGAAGCCGCACGCGCTGGGTTATCCGATTGTCTGGATTTCATCGGCGATTCTTTGCACACATTCGCTGACCACAATGTATTGGCGTTTGAACCGACCAGCCTATATCAGTTGGGGCAGAGCCTGAACGCAATCAGTGCATTAATCCCCACGCTAAACAAATTAGAACAACGGGTCAGGGCAGACATTCTCGCTACAAAGTCGTCGGCTAATACAAGGACAGGCCGCTAAGTTGCTCGGGATGACTCAGCCTAAGCTGTCTAATATGTTGCGCGGCAGTTCAGAGGCATTGACGAGGCCAAGATGTTGGAGTGCCTGAGGCGAGATGTGCAAATTGTCGTCGGGAAAGCACGCCGTACTCCTGATAGCCTAAAAGTGGTGTTTACCTGATAATTACAGCAGCCCGATTCATTGGGCTGCTGTAATTACTAGTCGGACTACCCGAATTGTTTAATAGCCTTATTCGCATCCTTTAACTCTGTCATCACTGTCTTGCGATCCTGAATCTCGTTATAAGCTGCGAAAGTAGCTTCATCCGCTAAAAGCAGTGCCTTCGCTTCAGAAAATGGGATGATATCGAGGTCATTGTCAGACATTTTTTAGCCTCTGCTTAATCTCTCTAATTCATTTATGCTTTTGAAAATAATGGGTTTATCCATTACTACCATCGCCTCCATTCCCACCATTGCCACCCTCGGCAGCACCATCACCACCGTTACCACCCGTGCCGTTATTAATATTAGGATCGCCCTGACCTCCATTGCCACCATTTTTGCAGTCCGTATCAGATAATCCATCATGTCCATTTTCACCTAATTTTCCGTCAAGTGCAGCGCAATGAGTGGATTTCGTCTTTTCCTGTACAGCAGAGGCAGGCAAGGAGATCACACTAAATGTAAATATTAAGAGTAATAACAATGAGTTATACATGCAACCTCCGAATTTATTCAATTAAAACATTACGCCCTACTGCATAAACATTGCAATAACAGCACGATATTGTCCCATCCCCCACACATCCCTCCTAACATGCTATCCGCGCCTATTGGCGGCACACTCGCTCAATAACTCTTGCGCGATAGCGATTAAATACTGGGGGACAAAATGACCACTTATCACTCTATCGGCATGAACCGCGCCACTGGCTTCGCTGTCACCGACGCTGACCATCTCCGCCAATCCATCGCTGACATTCTTATCACCCCTGTTGGTTCGCGGGTGATGCGTCGTGCTTATGGTTCGCTGCTATCAGAGCTGATTGACCAGCCGAAAAATCCAGCCCTGCGCCTGCAAATCATGGCCGCCAGTTACAGTGCCATTCTGCGCTGGGAGCCGAGAGTTAAGCTGACCGGCATCACCTTTGACACCACCCTTGACGGAAAAATGGGGGTCGATATCACCGGCACCCGCAGCGATAGCGCGGCCCCACTCTCTTTAACCCTTCCTGTGAGCTGAATCTATGGCAACCATTGACCTGAGTCTGTTACCGCCGCCGTTTGTGGTGGAAGAACTGGATTATGAAACCCTGCTGGCCGAGCGCAAAGCGACGCTGATATCTCTTTATCCCGAGGAACAGCGCGCTGCCGTGGCCCGCACTCTGTCGCTGGAATCTGAACCGCTGGTCAAGCTGTTGCAGGAAAACGCTTATCGCGAGGTGATATTACGCCAGCGCGTTAACGATGCGGCGCGCGCGGTGATGGTGGCTTATGCCGTCGGCAGTGATTTAGACCAGCTCGGCGCAAATAACAACGTTGAGCGGTTGGTGATCACCCCGGCAGACCCTACCGCCATTCTACCGATTGAGGCGGTGATGGAGTCTGACAGTGATTTCCGGGTACGTATCCCGCAAGCCTTTGAGGGCTTGAGTGTCGCCGGGCCAACGGGTGCTTATGAATACCATGCCAAGAGTGCCGACGGCCGGGTGGCTGATGCCTCGGCCATTAGCCCGACACCTGCCTGTGTCACGGTTACGGTGCTATCGCGTGAGGGGAACGGCGAGGCATCAAGCGAGCTGTTGGCGGTGGTGGAAGCCGCGCTCAATGATGAAAACACGCGGCCGGTGGCTGACCGCGTCACTGTGCAATCGGCCCGCATTGAAGATTATGAGATTGACGCCGTGCTCTATCTTCATCCGGGGCCAGAAGCGGAACCAGTGCGCATGGCGGCCGAGAAAAAACTGACTGCCTTTGTCACCGCACAGCGCCGCCTCGGCCGCGACATTCGCCTGTCAGCACTCTGTGCCGCGCTGCATGTTGAGGGCGTCCAGCGGGCGGTAATTAATGCCCCGTTAGCCGACGTGGTGCTGGATAAAACCCAAGCCGCGCATTGCATCGGCAGCACTATCACTGTCGGGGGTACCGATGACTGACCGTTTACTCCCTGTGGGTTCGTCGGTGCTGGAAGTGGCCGCCGCGCGCGCCTGTGCCGAGCTGGAGAATATTCCGGTTCCGATTCGTCAGCTCTGGAATGCTGACACCTGTCCGCTGCCGCTGCTGCCCTATCTGGCGTGGGCGTGGTCGGTCGGTCACTGGGATGAACAATGGCCGGAAGCCACTAAACGTGCGGTGGTGAAATCTTCGCAATACATCCATAAACACAAAGGCACCATTGGCGCGATTCGTCGGGTGGTCGAGCCGCTGGGCTATCTCATCAAGGTGATTGAGTGGTGGAAAACCCACGACACCCCCGGCACTTTTCGTCTTGATATTGGGGTGTTGGAGACGGGCCTGAGCGAGGTGATGTGGCAGGAGCTAGAGCAGTTGATCGACGACGCCAAACCGTGCAGCCGTCATCTGATGGGCCTGTCGATCACTCTCGACAGCCGTGGCCCCCTGTTCATCGCCGCCGCCAGTGACAGCGGCGATGAGCTGACCGTCTACCCCGCCTGAATGGAGGCGCACCATGACCGCTAAATATCACGCCTTACTCACCCACCGTGGCGCAGCCAAACTGGCAAACGCCACCGCCCTCGGCCGTTCATGGGAAATCACCCATATGGCGGTCGGGGATGGCGGCGGCACCCTGCCCACGCCCCTGCCGTCACAAACTCAACTGCTCAACGAACGGCATCGGGCCGCCATCAACTCGCTCACTCTTGACCCCAGTCAGGCCAATCATGTTATTGCTGAACTGATTATCCCCGCGACTGCCGGAGGATGGTGGGTGCGAGAGATTGGCTTGCTGGATAAAGACGGCGATTTGATTGCTGTCGCCAATTGTGCTGAAACCTATAAACCGCTGAGGCAGGAGGGCAGCGGCCGCACGCAAATCATTCGGATGATCCTCATCGTCAGCAACACGGCGGCAGTGACACTCAAACATGACCCTGCGGTGGTCCTGGTGACTCGGCACTATGCGGATAAAAAGATGGGCAGCGCCGCCGTGATAGCAATCAGCGACCATATCCGCACCCTTGACCCGCATCTTCAATATGCCCGACGCAGCCAGAACCTCGCGGACCTGACCGATAAAAGTGCTGCCCGAACGCATCTTCAATTGGGGTCGGCGGCCACGAAAAATGTCGGTCACAGACGCGGCGATATCATGGCGGTCGGCGCATTTGGTTTTGGGGGAGACTGCATCGATGTGCTCTCTGGCATCGATGCCCTCACCAAAACCGGCCTGTATCGCACCGATGAGCACACGGCGGATATCCCTGCGGGGTTTTACAGCCCCACGATCCAACATATTCAGCATGATGCGGTCACGGCACATCAAATCATGTTCTCCACGAATAATGCCTCCAGTGCGGCCGCCAAAATAAGCTATCGCCTCCGCATCAATGGCTACTGGAAAGCGTGGACCGATATCCTCACCAACAGCGGCGACACCTTGATCCCCGTCGGCATACCGCTTCCCTATCCCGGCATCACGCCGCCCAAAGGTATCTGAAATGCAACGGCAGCTCATTCAGCCCCATTATGTATCCGATACTGGCAAGGCGTTATCCCACCCATCGATTACCGGATTTGCGCGGCGAATTCATTCGGGGTCTGGATGATGGGCGCTGGGTGGATGGAGGGCGCCCCCTGCTCAGCGCACAAACGGATGCCCTGCAAAATATCACCGGCGGCATCAATGGCGTGGCAGAAAGTCTCGGCAGTGCGCCGGAGAGTGCCTTTACTGGCGCGTGATCGCCGTGGAGGACCATCGTCATAAAAAAGCCTATGACATTGAAACCAAAAATGAATCCCTTATTTTGGCGTTGGGACCGATTCCCCCAACCCAAACACTGATCAAGCCAACACATCAATGTGACCAGTGGACGGGAACTGCATGGGTGCTCGATCAGGCGGCCTTAAAAGCACGGGCGATGGCTGACGCTCGCCAACAAAAAGACGCGCTGCTGCATCAGGCCACCGACCACATCAACATCCTGCTCGACGCAGTGGCACTGGATAATCAACAGGCTGACCTTCAGCAATTAGCGGCATACAAACATTACCGCGTCGCGTTAATGCGCATTGACCCCGACACCGCCCCCGAGATTGACTGGCCGGAGTGGCCGCAATAGTAAGGTTTTTTTGCTGGGAAAAAGGTTGTCTTAATTCGGGGCTGAGTCATTGTTAGGGATGATGCTCGTGGTTACAGTCGGTGGGATATTTGTCAGAATATTGTTTACTGAATCTGTAGCTTTATTGACGATGATTTTTTAATGTCTTGTATCCCAAGGGCTACGATTATCGTCATAAACTGAATTATTGTATCTCTTGGGCCACAAATGACGACTGTCTATGATGTCGCGGATAGGTTCAAATCAATGCGCAATGATTTGTTCTAAAGCAGAGGGCAGCCATTGCCCACGATGAAGCCTGTGGTGATGGTTGATGTAACATCTATCAGTGCATCCCTGACTAAATAAACTGATTATTCGAAGAGGTATTCTTGATTTTCTGTATCCCAAGGGCTACATTAATCGCAATAAACCGATTTTTTGTATCTCTGAGGCTACAAATGACAACTCTCTATGATGTTGCAGATATGCTCAAATCAGTGCGCAATGAAGCGAAATTATCACAAGCTGAGTTGGCTGAACGGGCGGGTGTTTCACGCACCACCTTAGCGCGTATGGAGACACTAGCAAAAGGCGATATGAGTGTCAGCATTCTTGTCAGATTATTAGAAGCTGCTGGCTACGACTTTAAAGTCGTCAAGAGTGGACATATCCGGACTTTGGACGACATTCTTGCCGAACAGCGTCAGGAAGACAATTCATGAAGTTAGATGTCCAAATTAGCGGCAAAAATGTTGCCAAGCTATTTCGTGAAAGGGATGAGTATCTTTTGCAATATTTGCCGGGGATATCCGAAAATAATTTTATCAGCCTAACAATGCCTGTTCGTGATTTAGCATGGCGTTGGCCGAGAGATCTTCATCCTTTCTTTCGACAAAACCTACCAGAAGGTTATTTACTGGGTATTATCCGCGAAGAATTTGGCCCTTTATTAGACGGTACAGACCTTTCCTTATTGGCAGTGATTGGCGGAACGGGAATCGGACGCGTTACTGTGACCCCTGAAGGGGTAGCGCCAGGCTTCGAATTAGAGCCTTTGCAAATTGAAGAGCTTCTCAAGGGCAATAATACTACGGATCATTTTGCTTCCTTGGTTCGGCGATATGCACGTGCAGCAGTGTCTGGTGTCGTGCCTAAGTTTTTAGCCCCAGATCGCACAGAGACTGATCCATTGGGCAAACCTACTCTTCGGACAAGTAAGCATATTATTAAAGGCTCTGACGAAAATACGCCATTCTTGGGATTCAATGAATTTTATACGATGAGGGTGCTTGAACGTCTAAAAGTAACCCCCGTTGCCGCAAGTACAATGTCGGCTGATGGACGTATACTAGTGGTTGAGCGATTCGATATTAATGCCGAGGGACACCCCATTTTCGGCCTAGAGGATGCTTGTAGCCTACTCGGGATGCCACCCCATGAGAAGTACGCTACGACCATGGAAAAGGTTCTTAATGCTACTCGAGTATATATCCCTAAATCGGATATGCGTCGGCAAATGGAGGCCCTTGGCTGGTTGATGTTAACCAATTTTGTGGTGCGTAATGCTGACTGTCACGCCAAAAATATTGCACTGCTTTATACCTCGGCGGCGGACGTTGCTTATACTCCCGTTTACGATCTGGTGACCACTCAAGCCTATCCGCGTTTTGGGCACAATCCCCCCGCACTCTCCATCGAGGGTAGGCAGACATGGGCTGCGGGTAAGTCATTAGCGCGTTTCTTTAATCATCGGCTGGGTATTCCTCCTCGTCGTTATGCCGAAATGGTGGAAACACTTTGCGAATCAGCGGTTGAAGTGGGCCATGAGATGATCGAAGCGGCTAAAAACGAACCTTTATGGCGCGAAATTACTAAGCAAATGCTGCACGCGTGGAATGAGGGGATGTCTTCACTACGAAGCCCAAAAGTAGCGGTAGAGTTTAGGTCTATGGGGCCACTCATTGAGGCTGCCGGATTTTCTGATGTTCATCCACCAGAAAACGAAAAAGAGAGTTTCGGGCGTTCAGAGTTACTGGCCCGAAGAGCGAAGAGTAAAAAAATAGGGTAATGGAATCAACGGGTCTGAGCGATAAAGATTTGGCCCTAATTTGCCATTGAAACACCCTCTAAAGCCATTTTTCTAACAGGCGATGTTGCCCTAAACATCGTCCGTTTGCGCTATTCCTCACACTTTCCCCCTTACTGACACTCATCATTTATCTCCTTTCTTTTTCTTTAAAGTATCACCTCGATAACGACCTATTTTTCCACAAAAAAATGTTTGTCCTAAAGTGCGGCTGACCAATTGCACAGTAGAAACTCGCTAGGCTATAGTCACGCCGCAGCGGCAAAATCCGCTGTCGGGTTTGGAACCCCGGAATAAACCAAAGCGCACGACCGTAGACACGGTGATTATGTGCGGGCACAGTGACACCTGTAATATGTAAGAAATGGTGAACTGGGTGGGGGCATCGCAAGATGCGCCGGGGTCTTTGGTTACCGGTAGTTCCAACCTTGCTCAGTTCACCACCCATAAAGAGATTGGAACCTCACAGGGTGATGATAGTTCTCCCTAACCAAAGAGGTTGTCATCATGGATTCGACGACTAAGCCCCCCTGCAATACCGTTTCTTTTTACCCACCTACACCACGACCCATCGCTCTCCTGTCGGAGGTGCGCCATGTATGATGACACCCCTCGCGAGCTGGAAGAGTTGATCGATCACTGCCGTGCGTTGGTTTACGCCATCGTCACGTTAGAATCACAAGAAGTGAAAGAGATACTCAACTTTGTCCTACAGCAACAAATTGATCTGTTACATCGTACCTACCAACAAGATCTCAACGAGCCTCTCGTGGCCGCTTGATGACACTGTGAAAATGCTGAGTTGTGTCAGAACTGGCACAACCCTGTCCCGCTGCTTAAATAGTTCATTATTGTCATCCTGCACTCTCCCCACCAATGGAGAGTGACCCCATGAGCGATTACCATCACGGCGTCCGCGTGCTCGAAATCAACGACGGCACCCGTGTTATTTCCACTGTTTCCACCGCCGTTGTCGGTATGGTCTGTACTGGCGATGATGCCGATGCAGCCACATTCCCCCTCAATAAGCCGGTATTAATCACAGATCTGATCGCCGCTGCCGGTAAGGCGGGTAAAAAAGGCACGCTGGCCGCGTCTTTGCTGGCGATTGCGGAACAGGCCCGCCCACTCACCATTGTGGTTCGCGTCGAAACGGGCAGCAGTGAGTCTGCCACCGCCACCAAAATTATCGGTGGGATTGATGGGAATGGCCGCTATACCGGGATGAAAGCACTCCTCAGTGCGCAGTCTGTCACTGGCCCGCGCCCTCGGCCTGCGCGCCAAGATTGATCAAGAGACGGGATGGCACAAAACCCTGTCTAACGTCGGGGTGAATGGCGTCACTGGCATCAATGCCAGCGTGTTTTGGGATTTGCAAACCACGGGTACGGATGCCGACTTGCTCAATAAGGCTGGGATCACCACGCTGATCCGCAAAAATGGTTTCACGTTTTGGGGGGCACGTACCTGCTCTGATGACCCACTGTTCACTTTCGAAAACTACACCCGCACTGCGCAGATTCTGGCTGATACGATGGCCGAGGCTCAGCTATGGGCGATTGATCGCCCGATGCATCCGACGTTGGTGCGCGACATGATGGGCGGCATCAACGCCAAATTCCGCGCAATGAAATCCGCCGGGCTGATTATCGACGGCAACTGCTGGTATGACGACAGCGCCAACGATAAAGAGACCCTGAAAGCGGGCAAGCTGTTTATCGATTACGACTACACCCCAGTGCCACCACTGGAAGACCTCACCTTGCGCCAGCGCATCACCGATAAATATCTGGTGAACTTCGCTGCCGCCGTTAACCGCTAGGGAACTTGTCTGATGGCACTGCCGCGTAAGCTGAAATTGATGAATCTGTTTAATGATGGCCGGGATTACATGGGGATCGTCTCCTCTATTACCCTGCCGAAACTGACCCGCAAGCTGGAGAACTATCGCGGCGGCGGGATGAATGGCGTCGCACCGATTGATTTGGGGCTGGACGATGATGCGCTATCCCTAGAGTGGTCGATGGGGGGCATTGACGAGCGGGTGTTGCAGCAGTGGGGAACGCCCAAAATCGACGCGGTTCCACTGCGTTTTGCCGGGGCTTATCAGCGTGACGATACCGGTGAGGTCACCGCAGTAGAGGTCGAAATTCGTGGCCGTCATAAAGAGATCGACGGCGGCGAGTCCAAGCAAGGGGAAGATACCGAAACCAAAATCTTCACCCAATGCACTTACTACAAACTGACCATTGACGGCAAAGAAGTGATCGAGGTCGATGTGGTTAACCTGATTGAGCGCGTCAATGGTGTTGACCTGCTGAAAGCCCAACGTAAGGCCATTGGCCGCTAACCTAACGAAAAGGAGTCCAGATGAACGAATCAATAACTCACGAGCATGTGGTCATGCTTGATACCCCGCTCAAACGGGGCGATACCCTGATCACGCAAATCGAAGTAATTCGCCCCAATGCCGGAACCTTGCGCGGGGTGCGTCTGGCTGATCTGGCTAACTCAGATGTGGATGCGCTGATGATTGTGCTGCCCCGCATGACCTCCCCTACCCTCACCACGGCAGAATGCAGCCGCTTAACGTTGCCAGACTTAGTGGCGCTGGCGGGCAAGGTGATCAGTTTTTTGTCGCCGAAACCGGCGGTGTAGCGCTCGACCCGACACTGGAAGTGGATGACCTGATGGCGGACATTGCCGCCATTTTTCACTGGCCGCCGTCAGAACTTTGGGCGATGAGCCTCACCGAACTGGTGCGCTGGCGTCATCAGGCTATGCGACGAAGTGGAGCTGTGAATCATGAGTAAGCGCTTGCAGTTACAGGTATTGCTCAAAGCCGTAGACCAAGCCACCCGCCCCTTTAAAGCCATTCAAACCGCCAGTCAATCCCTCAGCGGCGACATTCGCAACACGCAAAGCCGCATCAAATCCCTTGATGCGCAGGCGGCGAAAATTGACGGTTTCCGTAAGGCCAGCGCTCAACTGGCGGTCACCGGGCAGGCATTGAAAAAAGCCAAAGAAGAGGCAGCGGCGCTGGCTATCGCTTTTAAAAACACCGAGAAACCCACCGCCCAACAAGCCCGATTGATGGAGGGAGCCAAGCGCGCGGCAGCTGAACTGCAAACCCAATATAACGGGTTGCGCCAGTCCGTGCAGCGCCAGCGCGACGCCCTCAACGCCGACGGCATCGCGACCAAAAACCTGAGCAGTGAGCAGCGCCGGTTACGCAGCAGTGTGGACGAGGCGACCGTTGCCCTGAACCGCCAGCGCCAAGCACTGCAACGCCTGAGCCAGAAACAGGAGCAGCTCAATCGCATCAGCCAGCGCTATCAGAATCACCAAGCGGCGGCAGGCTCCGTCCGTAATACCAGCGCCGCCAGCCTTGGCGTGGCAAGTTCCGGCCTGTTCGGGGCGGCAAAATTGATGGCACCGGGTGTTGAGTTCGATAGACAAATGTCCGGCACTCAGGCCATTTTGGGGTTAGATAAAAAAGACGCCAAGCTGACCGCCATTCGCCAGCAGGCACGAGATATCGGCGGTTCCACCGCTTTTTCCCCGACTGATGTCGCGCGAACGCAAGACACGCTGGCCCGCTCCGGCTATGACGCTGACGCCATTCTGGCCGCCACTGAGCCGACAGTTAACCTGTCGCTGGCGTCCGGCGTGGATATCGCCGAGGCGGCAGATATTGTCACCAACATGCAGTCGGCGTTTAACCTGCCGTTAGACCAGATTAAGCGCGTGTCAGACGTGATGGCGAAAGGCTTTACCAGCTCAAACACCAACTTGCTAGAGCTGGGCGAGGCGATGAAATACGTCGCTCCGATTGCCGAGGCCGCCGGAGCCAGCATCGAAGACACCACCGCGTTACTCGGGGTGCTGGCTGATAACGGCATCAAGGGCAGTATGGCCGGAACCAGCACCAGTGCGGTGTTTAGCCGCTTACAGGCACCGGTCGGTAAAGCGCCGGAAGCCTTGCGCGAACTGGGAATAACCACCCGCGACGGCAAAGGCAATATGTTGCCGGTGGAGAAAATTCTCAAAGATATTGACCGCTCGTTTAAAAAGAACAAGTTAGGCACCGCACAGCAAGCCGAATACCTGAAAGTGATCTTCGGTGAAGAAGCAATGAAAGGCGCGGTGAAACTGGTGGCCGCAGCCGGTAACGGCAAATTGGCAGAGAAGCAAAGTAAGTTAAAAAATGCCGATGGCACCGCGCAATCTATCGCCACGGTGAGAATGGATAACCTTGACGGTGACCTGAAAAACCTGAGTTCGGCATGGGAAGACCTGCGCATTGAGGTGTTTGAGAAGCAAGATGTTGCCCTGCGCAATCTGACACAATCGGCTAATCAATGGTTGAGCAAAATGTCGGTTTGGGCCAAGAAAAACCCGGAGCTGGTCAGCACCATGACCACAGTCACTGGCGCGGCGCTGGCACTGGTTGCCGGGCTGGGTGCGCTGGGGCTGATTGCATGGCCGGTCATGGCGGGGTTTAACCTGCTGTTGGCCGGGGCCGGTTTATTGAGTACTGGCTTTTCACTGATGGCCGGAACCATTGCCGCCGCGCTCACCGCGCTAACATGGCCGATAGTGGCCGTGGTCGCGGCCATTGTGGCCGGTGGTCTGCTTATCCGTAAATACTGGGAACCTATCAGCGCCTTTATTGCTGGCGTGGCCGAGGGCTTTACTGCTGCCATGGGGCCAATCAGTGCCGCCTTTGAGCCGCTTAAACCGGTGTTTAACTGGTTTAGTGACAAGGTGAAACAGCTCTCGAACTGGTTCGCTGACCTGATTAAACCGGTCAAAGCCACGCAGGAAACCTTAGATGTGGCGACCAACGCAGGCAAGTTATTCGGCGAGGGGTTGGCGGCGGCACTCAGTCTGCCCATGAATGCGCTAAACACCCTGCTCAGTGGCATTGACTGGGTGCTGGAAAAGCTCGGCATTATTGATAGCAAATCTGCCGGGCTGGCCGATAACGTCCCGAAAGATAACCCTTATTCGGGCGGATACTCACCCAGTGGCGGCGTGCTGTACGGTGGTTATCAACCGGTCACCGCCAATACTGGCACCACTATCGTGGATAGCAGTGTGACCACCAACGATATCAAGATAACGATTCCACCGGGCATGAGCCGACAGGATGCCGAGCGAATGATGACCGATGCCCTAGCCAAGAACGAACGCGATAAGCGCGCCCGCCAGCGCGGCCAGATGGAGAATGATTAATCATGATGTTATCACTGGGTTTATTTGTGTTTATGCGCCAGACCACCCCTTATCAAAGCATGGGGCGCAATATTGATTACCGTTGGCCGACGAATAGCCGGGTGGGCTTGCGCCCGTCCGCGCAGTTTTTGGGGGTAGACAGCGAAAAAATCACCCTGTCCGGGGTATTGCTGCCCGAACTGACCGGCGGCCGTCTGTCATTGCTGGCTCTTGAGGCGATGGCTGACCAAGGCAAGGCGTGGCCGCTGGTTGAGGGCAGCGGCATGATTTACGGCATGTTTGTGATTGAGAGCCTGAGTCAGACCGGCGCGCTGTTTTTTGCCGACGGTAGCGCCCGGCGCATTGAATTCACTCTCAATCTGTTGCGGGTTGATGAATCACTAACAGCGATGTTTGGCGACCTGCAACAACAGGCTGACGAGTTGCTGGGTAAGGCGCAGTCGGCAATCGGGGGGTTATTCTCATGATGAGCGGCATGTCGCTACTGGCCGGGGCGGATATGGCCCCCGACTTTATGCTGAATATTAACGCAAAAGATATCACCCAGAATATTCGTGATCGGCTGCTGTCTCTGAGCCTGACCGATAACCGCGGCTTTGAAGCTGACCAGCTCGATATCGCACTGGATGACGCCGACGGTCAGCTCGCCATGCCGGAACGAGGTGCGGTACTGTCAGTCTTCTTGGGCTGGAAAGGTTCGGCCCTGATTGGTAAAGGTGACTTTACCGTGGATGAGGTCGAGCACCACGGCGCACCGGATACGCTGACCATTCGCGCCCGCAGTGCGGATTTTCGCGGTTCACTCAATGCCCGGCGTGAAGTCTCTTATCATGAGACCACTCTGGGTAAAGTGGTGGCGCAAGTGGCAGAGCGCAACAACCTGAAAGCGATGCTGGCTGAGGGGCTGGCGGATATCGCTATCTCGCATATCGACCAGACCCAAGAGACTGACGCCAAATTTATCACACGATTAGCCTCGCTGAATGGCGCGGTGGCTGCCGTCAAAGCCGGGCGATTGTTATTTATCAAGCCGGGTAGCGGTGTTACTGCCAGCGGGAAACCCATTCCGCAGATGACGATCACCCGGCAAGATGGCGACCAGCACAGCTTTAGTATTGCTGACCGGGGCGCGTATACCGGGGTCAGTGCCAGTTGGTTGCACACCAAAGACCCGAAACCGGCCAAGCCGAAAAAGGTTAAGTTGCAGCGAAAGCCCAAGTTTAAGCAGCTCCGTGCACTGGAACACCCCAAAGCCAAACCGACCCGCGCCAAAGCAGCCGCAGTGAAAAAGCCGGTGGAGGAAAAACAAGGGGATTATATGGTGGGGTCCGAGGATAACCTGTTTGTTATTTCAACGGTTTACGCCACGCAAAAAGCCGCTATGCGCACTGCTCAAGCTAAATGGGATAAATTACAGCGCGGTGTGGCTGAGTTCACCATGACCCTCGCTAAAGGCAGGGCTGATTTATGCCCTGAGACCCCTGTCGCGGTCAATGGCTTTAAATCCGTGATAGATCAACAGAGCTGGATCATCAGCAAGGTTGCGCACAGCCTGAGCAACTGTGGCTACACCACTCAGTTAACGCTGGAAGTGTTGCTATCTGACGCGACCTTTAACGTGACAGCGTAACTATTATTTGAATTTGCGTATTCGTCATTTGAATTATCGAATTTATTGGTAGAATGCATCAAATTGAACATGTCGAGATATAAGGAATTATCTATGATGCATTGTCCACTTTGCCGCAACGCCGCCCACACCCGCTCTAGTCGCTACCTGAGTGAAAGGACCAAAGAGCGATATCACCAGTGCCAAAATATTAATTGTAGCTGCACCTTTGCCACCCACGAAACCGTCGATCGCATCATTGTCGAACCCGGAAAAAAAATTCCGGCACCACCTCATCCAGACCGAAGCCATCAGGGTGCATTATGGGTATAAATAAATCCCATCACAGCAGAACTTCCGATGACCAAAACCATCAATAATACCCACTCAATTTATTGATAATGTTGATATTTATAGTTATTGCGCTCGTGCGTTGAATACTGTTTTATATACACATTAAAAGTGACTTTAATCTTATAGGGATATCAGATTAATGAGCGTGCGCAAACTCCCGACAGGGAAATGGTTATGCGAGTGTTACCCTCGAGGACGCGAAGGTAAACGGGTTAGAAAGCAGTTCACCACCAAAGGTGAAGCCGTCTCTTATGAGAGCTACACAATGGAACAAGCCAAACATAAGCCGTGGCTGGGTGAGAAAGAAGATCGCCGTAAACTGCTCGAGATTATTGATCTTTGGTACAAACTGCACGGCTGCTCTTTAAGTGATAAAAAGGGGCGACTGGCTAAACTGGAGATTATCTGCAAGGGCTTAGGCAATCCCATTGCGGCTGATATCACGGCTAAAGATTGGGCGCACTATCGTGACCAGCGGTTAAGCGGCGTGATAGAAAATGGCTACAGTACCAGCCTGAAAACTCGGATGGTTACTACGGGTACGGTAAATAGTGAACAGGCTTATTTACGGGCGGTATTTAATGAGTTGACGCGCTTAGGCGAATGGAGCCTCCCTAACCCGCTGGCAAATATTCGCGAATTTGATCAACCCGAGCGAGAAATGGCGTGGCTCAATGACGATCAGATAGACAGTCTATTAGCAGTATGTGATCAGCACGGTAATCCTGAATTAACCCTCATCGTTCGCCTGTGTTTATCGACGGGTGCCCGATGGAATGAAATTGCGAAAATGAAAGCATCGCAGATCTCCCCCCATAAAATTACGTTTATCAATACTAAAGGCAAAAAGAATCGCACCGTTCCCCTATCAGAAGAAATGTATAAAGCGCTAGATGCGCGCAACGGTGTGCCATTTGAGCCGTGTTATAAACAGTTCTACCGGGTTATTCGATTAGCAAATATTACGCTCCCCGTAGGGCAGATGACCCATGTTTTACGCCACACCTTTGCCAGCCACTTTATGATGGGTGGCGGCAATATTGTCGTGCTGCAACGTATCCTCGGATATTCGCGTCACCATGCGTTACGCCCACTTCGCCCCGGACCACTTGGAAGACGCCATTTACCTCAACCCATTAGCCCGATTTTTGAATGGCGACAAAGTGGCGGCATCGGATGAAACAGAAGGTAATGACGGGCAACATGAAAAGAGGTAACGTATTGATAACTAGATAAATAATTGATTTTGAAAGACAAATAAAAAGAGACCGAATACGATTCCTATATTCGGTCTAGGGAAATGGCTCTTGGGAGAGAGCCGTGCGCTAAAAGTTGGCATTAACGTAGGCTTGTTCAGCCGTACTACTTAAGCGTAGTCGAGTACATGTGTTTCGCCAACTTGACAGCAGAAGTAATTAATTACAGTTGTAAATTAATTTTAGTGGCAAAATTCTAATCTAAAGGCGAGAAAAGTAATCATTTGTTAATTATAGATTTATGCCCGTGGCGCCAAAAGTGCCAGACTTAGTTTTGACATAATGTCATGGCGCGTTGCTGGAAGGGTTCGAGACTCATCTTCTGCCCCGGATTGGCAATGTCATCCAATAGCAACACATCGAGCGGTTTCGCCAATACATGTCCAGACTTCATTTGCTCGGTCGCAATATCGTTTAGGGGGTATTGTGCTAACGTACTCGGGTTAATCACAAACAAAGCATTGCCTGCGCGGCATTCCAGCATCACTTCTTCTCGGGTAAATGCCCACTGTTTGCCAAACTCAAACTTACTGACAGTGATGATCTTCCCGGCAGCCATAGCATTAACTGATAGCATCAGTAACGATAACGTCAGCACAAAACCCTTCAT